ATGCCAGCAGCAGCATCAGGTAAACCAGTTGGTGGTGGTATAGAGAATAAGCTGAATAAGTTCCCACATAGCTTTGTACATGGGCATCAGCAACAGTACCAATTCGCACGTAGGCAGAATCTAATGGGCAAACCTCACTTTGGTGTGTGTGCTGGTTCATTCTATATGCACGATGAGGATTACCGTGGAGCTAATAATACAGAGATACGTGGATTCGCTCACCTAAAAAGCTACACTAATCGATACGATTATAAAGATAATGACGTTGAGTTCATTAGCTTAGAACGTTTACTAATGGAACATAGAGGTAGACGTTAATGATTAGTATGAGTAGCGGAGCCGCGCTATTCATAATTCTAGGCTTAATAGCGTCTGCTTTGCTTTATGCGAAGTGGATTAAATTTATAAATAAGGAGTAAAGTACAATGGAGATGCGCTTATCAAACGACTCAGATGTACGCAAGAACATGCCTATATTCTCAGGTGTGCTTAACTATTTCCCATTAGCTATAGCTGAGATCTCAAAGCTATCTAAGTTAGGTAATGATAAGCACAATCCCGGTGAGCCTTTACATTGGGCTAAAGAGAAATCAACAGACCATAAGGATTGTATTGCTCGGCACTTGATTGATGCTGGTACAATTGATCCTGATAGTGAGATGTTCCATGATGTAGGTTTAGCATGGAGAGCACTTGCTAACTTAGAGACATTACTAGAAGCACAGGAGAAGTAGGATGGAGTACTCAGAAATTAAGGAAGTGATAGAGTTTTGTAGTGGCCTACACAGCGAACCTGATGTACGTGAAGTACTAGAAGAGGCTCAATATGATGAATTTTGGGTTGATAATGTACACTTCATAAGTGAGGATGTCATTGAACAGGTGTGGGAGGACTCATTAATAGAGCAGATAAAAGCCTGTTTTGATTTGTCAGATGTACCTAGCTTTGTAGAGATAGATTGGGTGGGAACCGCTGACAACTGTAAGGTTGATGGAATGGGGCACCACTTCAATAGTTACGATGGCGGTGAGGACAAGGTAACAATAGACGGTACTCTGTACTACGTATTCGATAACCACTAGGATAATACTATGAACCAACAGCAATGGGAATCAGAAGCTTACACGGAGGGTATGGATAAGTTCTTTGACAACGAAGCAGATGCTCGCCGCAACGGTAAGATGGACGAGACTGCTGTAGGTTCGTCGGTAATTAAGCAACGTGTACTAGACGTAGCTGAAGTACTAAAAGAACACGCCAAGACCAAAGTAAGCGGGAAGGGTGGTGCATACGTACAGGCGTTACGTATAGCAGCCACTAGACATGACGGTGAGTCTTTCTACCAAGACTACACAATACCTGCCTACATAGGCTTACTGACAGTACTACAGGCTTGCTACAGCAAGAAGGTGGAGGACAGCTACCTAACATCTATAACAATGGAGATAGGTAGACGTCTAGAGTACGATCAGAAGCTGTATGTATTCAGGAAGGATAACCCGGCCTTTGTCGGCAAGATAGAAACTAGCTTAGCACAACAGGGAGTTACATCGTTAACCCACAAACTAAAGACATACCAGAAGAAATGGCGTGATGCTGAAATGGTATGGACAGATTGGGGTGATGTCAAACGTGTACAGGTAGGTGTTCGTGTAGTTAAGGCATTACTAACATCAATGGATGATTGTTTTATACTAAACAAGAAGCATGATGGTAAGTTCGCTAGACACAACATCGAGACAACTGTAGAGTTTGACGATTTCGTAATAGACGAGACAGACCTAATAAGCAAGACTATGCCGATACTACAACCATTGATAGAGAAGCCTATCGAGTGGACTAGAGTAGATGGTCGGGTTACTGGGGGGTTTCACACACAAGAGCTACAAGGTGTGACACCATTCATAAAGACCCGTGGTAAGGAGCATAAAGAGTTCGTAGAGGCGTCATACCCATACAAACATATGTCAGCAGTAAACACGTTACAGGGTACTGAGTGGGTAGTCAACCATAAGGTAGTCGATGCAATAAAGACGTACGTTAAACAGGGTATAACATTCGGTGTGTTACCTAGAGCCACTAAGTTAGAGGTTCCAGCACATCCCGGTGACGATGCTACAGAAGAAGCACACATGCAGTGGTTAGTAGATGCTAAGACAATCCACGGTAAGAACAAGGATAACACTAGCAAATACATAATCCTAAGTCAGTCGTTAAAGATGGTAAGCAAACTAAATGAGAGATCATTCTGGTTTGTATACACCTGTGACTTCCGTGGACGTATATACTGCACATCAACAACGCTGTCACCACAAGGTGCAGATCATATCAAGGCAATGTTACGTTTCAAGAACGGTAAACGTCTAGGTAGATCAGGTATCAAGTGGGCAGCAATCAATGGAGCTAATAAATATGGATACGATAAAACACATCTCAACGACAGGATACGGTGGGTTATTGATAACGAGGAAAGCATACGGAAAATCGTTGCTGAACCTACCGGAAGTTTTTCGAGATCCTTCCTTAGTGAAGCCGACAAACCTTTTCAATTTCTTGCATGGTGTTTCGAGTGGGCGGAATGCTCGTATGGGACCAACCCTGATGCCGAAGGGTATCTGCCAGTTGGACTCGACGGTAGCTGTAACGGTCTTCAACACTACGCTGCCTTGCTTCGTGACCCACGAGGAGGCAAGGGTGTTAACCTTTCAGATGCGGAGATACCTTCCGACATCTACAAAGATGTTGCGTCTGAGTTCCTCAATATCCTACCGTATGACGAGTTGGGCGTTAAGTTCCACTCTATCGGAGTTGATCGAAAACTAGCCAAACGGCCTGTTATGACACTACCATACGGATCTACTCAGCAAAGTTGTAGAGGTTATATACGTGAGTATATAGGCGACAATGCAGAGAAGTTCGGTGTAGTGGATGATATGTCAGGTCAGTGGAAGTTAGCTATGTATGCCACACCATATATGTGGAAGGCCATAGGTAACGTTGTAGTGGCTGCTAGGGAAGGTATGACTTGGCTCCAGACGTGTAGCCTTAAGATAGCTAAAGCTGGTGTGTACGCTCGTTGGATGTCTCCAGTAGACTTCCCAGTGTATCAGCACTACAGCGAGTACAAGACAGTTAGAGTAGAGACAGACCTATTTGGCCGTGTGTCACTTAACCTACAGGGAGTACCTAAAGGGGTAAGTACCTACAAGGCCCGTAGCGGTATAGCACCTAACTATGTACACAGCTTGGATTGCTCACATATGGTACTAACCATACTAGAGGCTGCAGTGCGTGGTATGCAGGACTTAGCATGTATACATGATGACTTCGGTACACATGCTGCAGATACTGAGGAGCTGTACGACCTTATACGTATAACGTTCGTTAGAATGTATTGTAATAAGGACTGGTTACTTACATGGAAGAAGGAGATGGAGAGGCTGTATGAGGGTTTAGAGCTACCAGACCCACCAGAAACAGGAACACTAGACGTTCTACAAGTGCTTGATTCTAAATACTTTTTTGCTTAAGGTACCTAGAACCCACTCTAATATACATAGCGAGTAGTTTTTCGCCGTGTATAGAACTGTCATAGTGTTCTCCTCGGTGGCCTTCGGGCCACCACCTTTACAGATAAGAGGTTGCAGTATGCAAGAATTTATGCTTATGATTAGCTGTTTTATAACACACTGTATGTATGTAATAAAGCCACTAACTGTAGTTAGAGATATTATAAAGACGGTAGAAGTACGTGACCCAACAGGGTTAATACGTAATGATATAGCCTTCTTAAAGAAACACACAAAAGAAGTACACTGGAAAGCAGGCACCACGCTAGAGCAGATAGCTTACCAACAAGGCCAAGTCGATGTTATAAGCACAATAGAGACTAAGGTAGTGGGGCGTCGAGTTGACAGATTATAGTAGCGCTTTCGTAATAGAGAACGAAGACTTTAAACTCAGGCTTGAACCTTACGATGGTTACTACTTCATACACCAAGACGTGTATAGGTTTAACAAAACAGTTAAGCGTTATACACAACGTATATTCGATAGGCTTGGCGAAACAATGGATTTAAGGGTATTCGTAGATCCGAACAATACAAAACTACTACGATACTCAGCTATGTATGGCTTCGAGTATTCTTATACTACTACATCACCAGATGGTAAGGAGTATTTAATTTTACAGAGGACATAATATGAGTGGTTTATTTAGTAGTGGCCCCAGTTCGGGTGACATACGACGGGCAGAAGAGGCAGCTTTTAAAAAGGAAGCTACAAGACTTCGTATAGAAGAACAAAAACTAAGACAACGAGAAAGCGAAGAGACAATACAGGGTGAAGGTATAGCAACAACAGGTGCTATAACTATAGGTAGTGATGCAGAACAGACAGCTACAGGCGGTGATGAGGTACAATCTATCGCAAGAGGCGAAGAACCTGTAACTGAGCAGGACCGTTGGAAGGAGCAGATACAGGCTTGGAGAAATACGGGCTTAACTGGTGGCGGCAACAACCTCATCAACGGTGGGAAACAGATAAGGTTACGTCTATGAACAACAATGGATTAGATACAAGAACAGCAGAACTTAAGACGTTATTCGATCAACAAGTAAGTGAACGTGGTACACAAGAGCAGCGTTGGGAAGATTACGCTGGTTGGACATTACCGTACCTGTTTACTAGAGATACCGCAAACGATCAAGAGATGCAGCACGACTATCAAGCTCTAGGAGCACAGGCAGTTAACCACCTATCAAACAAAATAGTTATGACTTTGTTTGCTCCCGCTAGACCATTCTTTAGGTTAGAGCTTAACCAAGAACAGCAGAACCAGTTAATAGATGCAGGCTTAACACCTGAGAATATAGAGACTCTTACCGGAAAGGTAGAGAATCAGGCTATGCGTAACATGGAGAAGGTCGCCTTACGTACTAGTGTTATTATGGCTATTAAGAATCTTATAGCTCTAGGTAACACAATGGTGTACTTTCCACCTAACGGTGATAAATCACAAGTGTATAACTTACGTGATTACACAGTTAAGCGTGATATGGGTGGTAAAGTAGTACAGATCATTACACGAGATAGACGTGTCATCGGTACATTACCTGCTGAGATGCGCGAACAGTGTAAGATGAATGGGCACAAGGACCACGATAAGATCAGTCTGTTTACAGGTATTACCCGTAGACCTGCTGATGGTAAATTCTTTGTTAAGCAAGAGATAGATGAGTTATTCATAGTAGATCCAGATGGTACTGGTCTATACAATGAAGAAGACTTACCTTGGATGGCATTAACTTGGAATCTAATACGTGGTGAAGACTACGGTGTAGGTCTAGTAGAAGAGTACGCAGGTGATTTCTCAGTATACAGCAAGCTATCAGAGAGCAACCTGAACCTAGCGTCAATAGCTGCAGACATCAAGATACTAGTGAACCCAATGGGACAGACAGATGTAGATACACTGAACAACAGTGAATCCGGCACCTATGTATACGGTACAATAGATGATGTAGCATATTTACAGCTTGAGAAGATGAGTGATTTTGCATTCGTTGATAAGATTATGGATACGTATGCTCGCCGTATAGGTTCAGCATTCCTCCTTAACTCTCAGGTAACTAGAGATGCAGAACGAGTAACAGCAACAGAGATACAACTACAGGCCAATGAGCTTGAGTCTAGTCTAGGTGGCGTATACTCACGTCTAGCAGAAGAGATGCAACAACCACTAGCAAGACAACTACTCGCTACAGTTGATTCAGAGCTTAAGGATATAGAGCCAGTTATATTAACAGGTATCGAATCCCTATCTAGGAACAGCGAACACGAGCAGATGATGTTATTCCTCAACGACTTAACTATCTTTAATAACGTACCAGAACAACTTCTAGGTACTATTAAACTGATAGATATGGCGAAGATACTAGCAACTAACCGTGGTATTGAGCATGATAAGTTTATGAAGACTACAGACGAACTTAATAGAGAACGGAAAGCAGCAGAAGATGCAGCAGCAGAGCAAGAGGCTAAGATGAGCGCGGCTAATGCAGCAGGTCAGCAAGCAGGCAATCCAACTACAATTTAACAAGGAAAAACTATGACAGGTTTACCAAACGCAACACCTGCACCGGGAAGTGGCAGTGGCCTTCCAGCCCCAGCAGCCCCGGTAGCAGCACCAGAAGCAGCACCAGTAGTTGCACCAGTAGCAACAGCAAAACCCGGTGATGTAGTAACGGCAGCAGCCCTACCCACATCACCACCTAGCCCTACTACACCAGCTAATCCTACTACACCAGCAGCAGCTCCTACAGTAGAACCCGTTACCACAGAACCAGTTGCTGAAGTTAAGCCTAAAGAAGTGTTCAAATCAGGTAATGAGTCTTTTGATCAGGTAGCTAATCTACTTTCTGAAAGAGGTGTAGCTAACTACGCTGCTATCCTACAGGAAGCTGCAGATGGTAATGTTAGCCTAGAGAGTAAAGCAGAATTAGCTGAGACACTAGGTGGACCAGTTGCTGATATAGTACTGAAGCAATTAGAGGGTGAAGTAGCATCGCAGAAGGCAGCAGGTTCTGCAGAAGCAACACGACTCAAGAATAAGGCAGCAGAGATATTCGGTTACCCTGCAGACCAAGCTGATGATACTTGGGCAGCATTACAGAACTTTTCAAAGAGTACTGAATCAGGATTGAGTGAATCCGATCTAGCAGTCTTAGGTGAGATGTTAGAGAAGGGTGGCGTTCAAGGTGACATGGCAGTTAATGATTTAGCCAGTCGCTACGAGAGGTCGCAAGGCTTCCAGAAAGTACCGAACCTTATGTCAGGTGATGGGCAAACACAAAGTGGTTTCGAACCTCTAGATAAGCTAAACTACCAGACAGCCATGCGTGAAGCACAGCAGAAGTTTGGTGAAGGCTCTAGAGAAGTAGATGCACTAAGAGCACGTAGGACTGCCTCGATTCAACGCGGCTTCTAAACAACATTAAATTTTAACCTTAAGGAACTACAAATATGTCGGATCTATTATCAGGCCCGTTTAACACTGGCGCACTAACCCGTCAAGGACACCAGTTCGGTGTTGACACTGGTACAGTAAACCCTCTATACATCGAAGAGTACGGTGGTGAAGTAGAGTCACAGATTATCAAGACCTCTGTAATGAAGCAATTCGTTAACATGAAGACAGTACGCGGTACTGATACTGTAACTAATGATCGTATCGGTTCAACCTCTTTGCAGGCTGTTACCCCGGGCGTTCGTCCAGAACCTGGTGTTGCTGAGTTCGATAACGTATCTGTGAAAGTAGATACCATTATCTTAGCTCGTAACAACGTTCACTTGTTAGATGATTTCCAAAACCATTACAACGTTCGTGCTGAACTAGGTATGGACCATGGTAAGATCATCGGTCGTTTCTTTGATGAAGCTATGCTTATTCAAGGCGTTAAAGCTGCACGTATCGTCAAAGGTGATGGTACTGGTGGAACTACTAAATTGCCTGAAGGCTGGAAGGGCGGTGTACAAATCGACCTTGGTTTAGCTGGTGATGAAATTGATCCAGATAAATTGCAACGTGGTATCGAAGACATGTGTGAAAGCATCGAAACTAACGATGTTGAGATTGAAGGCGCTGTATTGTTCGTTAACCCAACTCAGTACTATGTATTGATGCGTAACGACAAATTGATCAATGATCAGTTC